TTATGTCATTAATAGCGGGGATGTCGTCATACGATCCGATCTGCACAAAGGTCGAGGACTTGAGCACAAACTTGTACAAGACACCGCCTGTCATCCATATTTCAGCAGGCGTGCGCCCAGCTGCGTCCAACACGATAGGGTTGGTATTGTTAGACGTGCCAAGCTTAGACGTGTAGGTGACCGCTGGTGTGGTCGTGCCGGCAAGGTAGGTGTAGATCAATCCACCTGTCAACGGCACGCCATTGGCGTCAAAGAATTGAGCGCCTGCGCCTGCAAATGCTGAGATGTTAATAGACATTACACTATCCTTGAAATGATGCCGTTAACTACCGTCACGGTCTTAGAATCTACTGTGGTAAAACTACCAGACGCTTGCGCTACACCACCACCAAGCTGTTCAAACAAAGCGTTAAAGAAACGAAACCATTCCCGTGACATAAGTCCCGTAGTGGGATCAATCACAGGCACTTGCGACGATGGGATGCGAGTCAGTGCATAGTTAGGCATCAGTTGCTTCCACATCTAATTCAGCCGCTAGAATGGCAATTTTAACCGGATCGGTGCCTGAAACCTCATACACCCGATCACGCAATTTCATGCTCATGCCAAGCCGGCGCCAGATCACACGTTTAAAATACTCGCCAACTTTGCCCATCGCGCGCCAATGTTCGTTTGACCAGGTGTGGCCACCGTCATCTGACCATCTAAGCATTACTTGCGGGTCTTCATCGCCGCCTACGCCTGTTTCACAATCCAATTGCAAGCTGTGTTGCACAGTGCGTTTAAGGGTGTTAACACCAGTTGGCAAAGCACGCCACGAACGTAACCACTTCTGGATACGATCATGATCAGAATACTTTTCTAAATCAAAAGAGTAGATGTTACCGTTTTGAAAGTCGCCAACCAAAATTTCATTATTAAACACTACCTGACAGTTACTGCGATGGCGACTAAAGCTACCGTTCAAAAAACTAGCACGTTCGTGCCAAGCTTGAGTTGCTATGTCATACACCCAAGTTGCCCTAGCAGTAGGAAAGGTCAACACATAGAATGCGTGACCGTCTTGCTGATATGAGTACGCTATTGCATCCGAGATATCACCGTACTGCTGAATCTGCCATTCAATTGCGTGGGTGCTGACGCGTTGACCTGTGTAGCCGTTTGAGCGGTACACAATGCCTCTACCACGGTTATCCGCGCCAAGCCAAAACAAACTGTTATCAAGCTTTGCAACTGAATAAGTAGCCGCGCAACCGATTTCGTTAAACGCGCCTTGGATGCGCTGTAAGGGAAAACCCGCTCCCGCATTGGCTGCGTTGTACCAAACCTCAATTGAGTTTGTACCAAACAACCATATTTCTGATTGGTTAGTAATCGATGAAACCAAATTGTCAGGGCTGCCTTCAGCGCTTGCAAAGTCAAGCGGATTAATAGAAGTAGGATCAAGAAGCGCAGTTACCCATACGCGTTGGCTATTTGGTTCAATAAACACAAAGTAACCATCAAGGTACGATACCGTTAAAGCACCAGGGAAGTCTGGGTCTGTAATCTGACCAAACGCATTGGTGTTGGCGTTATAAACAAAAGACGGTCCGTTACACGCGACCATCAAATGAATGCCGTCATCGGTCATTGATACGGGTCCATCATTGGCTAGTACGCCAAGAGCCGTAACATTGTACAAACTATCAACTTTATATAGTGTATTGCCTGATGCGACATATAAATAACCGCCGTATGCCCGCTCTCCGCGTACAGGTCCTGTACCGACTGTTAGCTCAAGCTTTAAGCCTGGGCAACGATTCAGAAACGCAGGCTCTTTGCCGCCCTCTGCAACCATTTCTGGGAACAAATTGACCATTCTGTTATTCGCAGCGTTGATGCTGCGAGTAACGTATGCGCTGCCGAGAATGGGCGACTTCATTAATAATTACCGGCAAAGATGTTGAAGCGCTGACGTGTAGCCACAATTGAGTATGGCAAGGACATAATGTCGCCAGGGTTGTTGATACGCTTTAAGTTACGCTTAGAATACATCGCAATGCGTGACACCTGACGTGATGGCTCAACACCAAACTCAGCTGCAATCTCGCACGCTAAATTGTACTTAAACGCACGCAGATAGCCTTGAGGAAACGCCAACTCAGTTGCCAAGTTAGCAGGTTGTGTTAATGGATCGACGCTAATAAAGTGCCATTCCAGTATCTTTGTAGGCACGGGGTAGATGTGCAAATCTACGTTAGGGTAATTTGTGTTAATCCACATGACCTGTGGATAAGTTGAGGTAACTGTCTTAACAGCAATACCATCGTACTGCTGTTGGTTAATCAGTTTGATACCAAATGAGATACCGTTAGCAGGATCGATAAAGTAAGTCGCGTCATCCATCACAATAGGACGCTTACCTACAAAGTCACCTGATGGTCCAAGGGTCTGGCTAATACGACCAGGCTGCCACAAGAAGACTTGTTCTTGCGTGGTAAAAATGGATAGCTTCTCTGTGCTCCACGAATCAATCATCTGGTTCATAGCGTCTAACGCGCTCTGTGCAGTTGCCGCAGACGGTTCTTCAGCTTCAGCCAATTGACCGATCAGACGCAGCGCGCCATTAATCTGGTCGCCTGCGGTATACGCTCTGATTGTGCTGTTTAGAACAGTCATACGACCCTCTGCTGAATAACACTACCGTTGCGATAAGTTCCATATAAAGGAATTCCACCTGCGGCGGCAGCTGCATCGTTTGCGTAGTTAGGAAGTGCAACTGCATATCCACGACAATTTGTAATTACAATATTAGGGTTAGACGAATTATTTAGTATAGGCGTATTAGAAGTTGTAACGTCTACACCTTCAAGAAGAACACCGCTCGATGTAGAATCAATTAAAACACCATAAGATTGTATATCTGTCAGCCCTGATGTTGCTTTACTACTGCCACCCATAAAAGTAATATTGCTCGCAGCTATACGTATACCTGCCCGTCCAGTTAATAATTTGTTATTTCCAGATGCAATGGTGTTTGAAGAAGAAAAATTTGAAGTGTTTGACCCTAAAAATATTCCTTCATTTCCATTTGATAATGCTCGAAAATTTGTAAGATTCATTCCATTTACAACACCGGCATCAAAACCAGATACAAATCCAGCCCCAGAAGCAGAAGCAGCCCAACAATTTTCTAAACTAGTGCCATACACACGCCCTGTCCCTGATGGGGCAAAATTCCAACCATTAATACTACAAGTATCGGTTGCTACGTCAGTCATGAAGGTCCACGTTACCTCTTGTCCTGATGTTGGATTTACCAGTATCCCAATTCCAAATCTAATAAAATCACAGCGAGAAGCAAACACCCCACCTGACGCTGTTATTTGCAATCCGGCGGATGGGAAAATTCCATTTGGATTATCGGCAACAATTTCTGTTAAATATTGATCGTTTCCATTTCTAATACTAATACCAATACCACTTGCATTAACGCAATTACGTATGTTTACACGAGCTATATAAATAACTGTACCTGTAGTAATAAAACCAATAAAATAATTATCAATTAAAATATCTATAGCTTGCGACCCAAACCCATTCATTACAATTGAAGCACCAGATGTTTTTGTAATAGTAGGCGCAATTGTAATATTTTTAATGGCAGAATAATCTCCATTCAAAGTAACTAAATCACCTGTTAAATTGTTGGCAATTAATGTAGTTGACCCAATACCGTCACCATATAATGTAGTGCTTGCTGGAAGTATTATTGTTCCTGTACACAAATAATTACCGCTTGGCATTAAAATATTTTTTCCAGCACTAGCATTAATAGCAGCTTGAATAGCCGCAGTGTCATTCGTAACCCCATCACCCTTAGCACCAAAATCTTTAACCGAAACAGACTCTTGCAGTTTGTTTTGTACAGTGCGCGTGACTGCGCCTGTGCCGCCTTGGTTGTAGCTAATATTGCTTGAGGCTGTAGATTGTGCAGGGTCAAACAGAACAATACCTGTGCGGGTTTCAGCAACATAACCCGTTGCGTTGTAGCTAACGCTGTAAGTCCCATTAGCTGCGTAGAATGAATATTCCCCATCAGCGTTTGTTGTGGTAGGGTTAGCCTTTACTGTGATGCCATTGTCGCTATATAGCGTAGCTGCGCCACCTGATGAGTTATAAACCGTGACTGTTACACCGGCAAGAGCAGCGCCCGAGCGTGATTGAATGACATCAAAGAATTGTTGCATTATCGACTCGCTTGCGTTGCTTTAGCTTATTAACTACTGGGGCATCAACAGTATATCGCACCCACCCATTTTTTTCATCCTCTTCTGCCTCAAGTTCCATTGTGGCAATCTTGGAGCCGTGAAGTGGGTGTTTTAGTAATATGTTCATTAAGAGTTGGGGGACTAAGCCCCCACCTTATTAAGCAGAGTGGATAATTGCAAAGTTAATCGTTACAGCTTCTGACAATGAACCGGCAGTATTGTTGTACAAACCAATAACAGCTGTTCCCGCAGATAGGTTTGCAACATACGGCCAATACGCACCGCTTGTGCCACCCGAGCCAACGTTGACAATTATTACGTCATTGGCTGAAATTAAATTGTTAGTTAAAGTAAAAATTGCTGTTGCACCAGAAGCAAGTGCAGCGCTGTTCATGGTAATACGACCTGACGATTTGTTAAGCGTCACGCCAGTAGTTTTGCTAGTTGCTTGTGTAACTGCACCTTGAGCGGCTGCTGAGTAGCCAAGTTCTTGACTAGCATAGCAAATAGTAAACTCAGGGTCAGCGTAAGCAACACCAACTGATTGCGAATTAGGCATAAATTTCCCCTTAAAAAAGAAGGGGGCTTACCGCCCCCAACTTATTAACCAGCAATACGGTTAAAAACAAACGTACCGTCACCAGATTTGCGAACACGCCAATTACAAGACGAGTTAGCAGACACAGCCGCAACACCGACTAAAGTGCAACCGGTGTTAGCCGTAACAGTAGCAGCGTTTGTGCCACCAATGTTGATAATGTAAAAGTCAAAAGAACTGTTGACTTTCATGCTTGGGAAAGCTGCGTCAATATCAACGCCGAGAGGTACTGTCAGGTTAGCAGCCGCGCCCGTGTAAGTAATGATACCGTTTGACAATTCAGCAGGTGTCAGCGTTGCAGCAGCTGTCTTTGCGATTGGAGCGGATTGTGTACCAAGAATAACTTCGTTTAAGTTGCCATCGCCGAGCTGATAGCCGCCTGTGCCATTTGGGAATGCCATGATAAATTTCCTTAAAAAAGATTAGAAACAGGGGCATACGCCCCCGTTTGTTTAGCCCCAGAGTCGAACGGCTGTGACCGGACGAATCGCTGCAAAGCCGTACAAGACATCTATACGACAGGGCAGGCGGTCATTATTGATATCGTACTGACGTACGATACGCAACGAAATACCATTATGCACTTGACGTGAAGCCATATCGACACCACTTGGCAAGATCAAATCAGCAGTAGCCAACGTAATCGCATCTTTGTGATAGATCAAGTTTTGTGGGTATGCTGTGGCTGAACCACCAAGGAATGTCAAAGCAGCGCTAGAAGCTGGGAATGAATCCACGGTTGCCAGTGCGTTTGCAGGCGTATAAATAGCTGGGCTGATAGACAGCGTAGCTGTTGTGCCAGACGACACAGTAACAGGTGCAGTTACAACAAACTGTTGCAACGAACCGGTTGACTGACGGGTCTGTGGGTTAACAGCAAACACGTTAGCGATTGTGAACACGTCACCAACGTTAAACGTAGGTGAGCCGCTTGTGAAGCTGATTGCCAAGGAAGTAGAACCCTGAGCAGACACAGTTGTAGCGACGATTGGTGCAGTTGGAGTCACACCGGTTGTGTAACTAGCAATGGATTGCGACATATTGATCTCGTCCAGACCCAAAATGCCTTCGCCCATCATGCCGGACTTAAACTGACGGCTGATGGTACCGGTTGGGTTAAACAGACCTTTCAAGCCTTCAACCAAACCTGCGTTAGCAGCTGGGTTGACGGTAGCGTAACGCTGATCCATAGGCGTTGCAAACTCGTTCAGCTTCTGGTTAGCTTGGAGCAGAACCAATGAAGTTGCAGGCGTTGTACCTGGTGTGCCGACTGAGTTATAGATGCTTCTGAAAACAGTAGCCACGTCTGCGTCAACGCTAGAAGCCAACTGGCTTACGCGAGGCTTTAAAACACGTTCTGCAAAGTCATCTAACTGCATGGTCAATTCAGCAGAGGTGAAGTTAACACCAATATGCTTTTGGCTTGCAACAGCCAAGGTTGTGAATTGTTCGTTGTCGTCCTGAACTTGCAGGGCAGCACCGTCAGTGACCAGAGCGCGGTCGGGTAAACGGATACGGAGGGTTGAGCCAATCTTTGCGCCTTCAACAGCGAAAGAATCGTCATATTGACGGTTGACGTTACGACTGAGCACCAGGTTGTTTTCGAGGATCTCTAAACTTTTTCTAGTGATCATGTCAATGGTTAAAATACTGTTTGCCATGATAATTCCTAAAAAGTAAAATTAGCGGTTTCGCGCTTCTTGCTTTTTAATCTGTCGCTGGCGTTCCGCTTCAATCCACTCTGATGTGCTCATTGATTTTATTGAGCGTGGGTCAGTTGTATCAAAATTCGGAGAACCAGTGCTTCTTGCCGTGACAGGACTAATTGGCGAGGGCGCATTGGATGTCTTTTTAACCGGCGGGTCTGCGGCTAATTTAGCCTCAAGCTTACCGATTTCTTTAGCCTGCAAAATAGGTTGTAATTTAGAAATGCGTTCGGCTTCTTTCGGATTTGCCCCAAGGTGGTATGCCAACTCTGGACCAATCTCCGAAAACTGAATTGCTTGTGCCATCGATGTCGTGATGGGTAAATTCGGGTTGTAAGCGACTTGTTCAAAGTCAACATACTTAGCCCGTGCTTCCTCTTCACGATCATGGTACTGCTCAAGCACTTCTGACTGCTGCTTTTGCTGCTCACGTTGCGAGAGTATTTGTTCAGCTTTCTGATACGCTAGTGCATCGGCGTATTCTTCAGTTGAGGCAAATTGCTCTGGTACAACAGGTGCAACAGGCATCGCAGGTTGAGCACGCTCACGTTCCCACTTACGCTGTTCTCTTGCTAGTCTTTTGCCTATGGCTGCATCTAACTCTTCTTGTGAGAAGGTCTTAGGTGCTGCTTCAGCTACTTCCGGCGCTTGTACTTCAGATACCGATTCTGCCGTAACTGTCGGTTCTGGCGCGGGTACTTCCGCTAAGGTTACTTCTTCTGACATGGTTTAACTCCGAGGAGTCCTGGTGGATCGCACCAGTACGATGATATTACTTCATTTGGTTAATAACTTGCAAGTTATTTGTATCTAGTGCTGCTTGCCAATCTGTACCAAAATACATTTTCTTAGCCCACTTTACATTGTTTGCCATTTTGTCCATTTCTTCGTTTGACCAAGGACCAGACGTAAAATAGTGTGTTTCAGGCTTTAATCCGTCTGTTGATGCGGCGGTAATAAATACCGTATCGCCCATATCGGCTTGTGCAGCAGCTTGAAAACCAGCTTTAATAATGACAGTTGCTTGTGTAAAGTCGCTCATGCGTATGCCTTTGTTTTGCTATTGACGTAGGTTTCAGTATTAGTAATTTCTGTAGCGGTCAAAGTTCTGCCGACAATGATGGTTTGGTATTCTTGACCGTTGAAGAAAATAGATGCGCCGCCTCTTGCGCCAAAGTAAAGAGGGTAATTGCCGAAGTTACCTGTTCCAAGCGATGCGGAGGATGAACCTACTGATATAGCATTTACGTTCGCTAAAATTGAAGGTGTTGGTATAGAAATTAATAAGTTAATTGTATTTGTAATAGGTGCTGCGTAGTTTGATGGCGCAGTAACTTGAATTCCTGACGATCCTTTAGCATTAAAAGAAAAATTTGGACTTGCTGTATTTCCTGGCGCAAAAATATTAAATGTTCCGTTGTTAGTGTTTAAACTTTGACTTAATTCAATAAAAACGGTAATTCCCGCATCGCTCAACTTTCTTATTCCACTAAACACACTCATTTGCGCCGTAGCGGTAAAGTTAACAGAAGCAGTCGATAGCGATGAGTTTGAACCGTTGTATCTAAGATACTGAGGGAATCCTACGGTGTCGTAGACAGATGAGGTATCTATTCGTTGATAAGTCGGGATTAAGCCTGTAGCTTGGTTTGTAGGGCGAACGTCTGCTCCCCACGCAACAACTGATCCGATTAAAATTCCGCTAAACGTTGTTCCGTCAGAACTTGCAGCAGGATAAACTAATATACTAAAAACTGTATTTCCCGCATTACTTTGGGTTTGATAAGATACCAACCAATAGCCGTTGTAATCTGTTACTGATAAATTAGTTGCGCCCGGTAAACCACTGCGAACACTTAAAGCACCTGTATTAGTGTTTAAAATAACTTGACCAAATACAGTCGTTCCACCAGTTAAATTAAGCGCAATCATTGGAAAAGTAATTGCACCGACCGTTTTTAAAATACAAATAGATGCGGTGTAATTTGTAACACCAGAAACGATAGGAATAGAATTAAGCGAAACGCTTGCGCCGCCTGCTATACCAGCTAACGTGTCCGCTGTAAGAGTTCCAATAGGAGATAATGTTGTGTTAGTTGAAACAGTTGTAAAGTTTGATAACCAACCACTAAAATCTTCACTTTTGGTAATCAAGGTATACCGTGCCGACAGGGTAGGGCGGTTGGCAGATGTGGCTTGGGTGCGATGATTGTTGTTGCCGGACAAGTCTAGTTGTCGACCAACAGGTTGTTCCACGGCTGTAACGGGTGTTGTACCCGCCGAGTCTTGAAACATTGTAGTCATGTCACTATCATCAAACCAAACGCCTTGCGTACCTCCGGCAAACAAAGACAAAGGACTAAATGCACGCAAAAATGGAGGTCTAGACGACAACGTAGGGATATTAGTAACCCCAACCCCCACACCGTTACGCAGGCGTCCCATGTTATTCCTTGTTGATTGGTTTGGCGTAAACTGTACCGCCAGCACTAATCTGAAGCGCGCTTACACGCCACGGCTCACCCGTAATGTACGGCACAAAAAACGTAATAGGCGTAAAAGAAGGCACAGGCGTGTCGTTAGCTGTAGCTGTAACACCAGGTCCTACTCGCACATAGCAATCGGTCGTTGACCAGATCAGTACGCCTTGTGGGCCAACAGGCCAAGCGCCCGTAGAGCCAGCAGTGCCGGTGTAGGCAACAGATTTAGTGCCAAAGATAGAGTCATTAACTGGGCGAAGAAGTTCCACGGCAATTCCTTTATGATAAAAATTTTAAGCGATATAAAGTGCTTAGATACAATTCAATAATGCCGTCAATCAAATTCTGAAGTGGACTGTCGTCTTTGTCGCAAATCTCATACCGACACTTCTCAATCTCTTCTAATTGCGACTCTAAAAACTCAACCACATTCGTTGTTTTCTTAGCAGATTGCAGCCCGATCGGTCCAATCAGACCGTGCCGACCTTGATAGGCTTCAGCAAAACTATCTGCCAAGTCTATGATGTTTTCATAAAACTTTTGCAGTGCTTTATGCTTAGAATAGCTGCGGGTGTTTAAATGCACACTATGCACAACGTCCCGTGCTAAGAAAAACATACCTATAAATTCAGAACATTTCATATTCATTGTGGCGGCATCCCTTCAGGTGGTGGTGGCATCATATCTTCCTGCATTCCTGCTTGCCCACGCATTGGCATTTCACTAATTAAATCACCAGAAGTAATCATGCCATGAACGGTACCCAAAACTATGTCTTGAATTTGTTCAGGTGACATACTTGCTTGTACGGCAGTTAGCCGTTTGGTTTCAGCATCAAATGCTTTAATCTGTGCTTCGTAATCTTTACGATGTTGGTCTTGCATTTCCATAGATTTGGACACGTTCTGAAGCATCTGGTGCATCTGCTCCATTTCCTGACCCATTGCTTGAATTTGCTGTTCAGCCGCTTGCAACTCAGGAGGTTTACTGCCTTCTTCCATAAGTTTTGGATCAATTGTCTTAGCCAAACGCTTGGACATTTCTTGTGCGCCTGGCCAATCCATATTCTTCACAAACAAATCACCTGCAACTGACCACAACTGTGGGTTACCCTGCAACAACTGACCCATTGAGTCCAATGCTTCCTGACGCTTGGTCATGTAGCTTGGTCCGGTCATTACCATCACATCGTAAGTACCTACGCCTGGATTGTAAATCTTTTCAATCTCAATCCCGTTCTGATCAACAATCGGATTGACCGCCATCTGTTGGTCTGGGTTGATCTTGACGTGATCGGTTTCACCGTCTTCGCCAATGATGCGTGCAACACGTTCTGTGTCGTAAATCTTAGGAATCAGGTCAATAATCTGACGGGTTATGTAACGTACCGCGCGTCCAAGGTTGTCCACATAGTGGTACGTTCCAACATCTCCCTGCTTTTCTCTTGCAAGAATTGCTTTACCAGAGCGTTCGTTTGACGTCGCGCCCAGGCTCGAGTCATATTGACCCGTTGTCGATTTGATATCATCTGATGCTCCTGCTTTAGCTTGCAAAAGACCGCTTGATGCCATAGGAGGCTGCGCGCGCTGCGGTAAGGGTAATGTACCGCCCGCACCGTCTGTCACATCAGGGTTAACTTCTAAATACGGCCAGTTGGTCGTGTTAGCTGTCTTCCACTGCTGCTCATAGCCTTCAAACTGACCGCCATATCCAATAAATGGGGCTTTGGGCGCCAGAGCTAACATCTCAGCCTCTTGGCTTACCCAGTAGTTGTACATACGTTGAGCATCTTTGGCGTTTCGTACCAATCCTGATACATATAATTGACCATTAATCTCAAATTCGTTACCAACTACTCGCACAACCGGAATCCACTTGCCTGCCCAATCCTGTGACTCTAAGATTTCAAACCCGTTAATCTTGCACCACTTAACTTTCTTGATATCCACCATTCGGGACTTGATAGGCTTCATGCCACGCATTGCCATCTCTGCATCTTGAGCAGAACCAGCCATCGCCGACACATTACCGTAGTACAAGTTCAGCGTTGCCTTCTCATGCTCAATATAGAAGTACTCAGCAATGCGAACCGTGTCCTCACTAATCCAAGGCGAGGCAGACTCGTCACCCACGCCCTGTTCTGACATGGAATTGACTGATTTAGCGTTAGGAAACTGGCGTTCGTACTCTTCTTTTAGCAAGTCTTCCGTAATGAAACACCACTGAGCGTCCGATCCGCACGGGTCTTGGATCGTGGGGTCCATATAAACGCTAAAACTGTTGCGGATACGACCAATCTTAATGTCTTGGTTAAATGAATTATCGTCGCAGTACTCTGTAAGTAAACGGATATACCCTTCACCGTAGGCAACCTGGTTCTCGCACGCCGTGTCGTATGCCACATCCGCATCCGAAATGTATTGAATGTGGCGCACCATGCCGTTCATAATCTCAGCCACTTCAACGTCTGCGTTGTCATCCACAGGGATAACTTTCCCACTTGGACGGTTTTGGCGTTGGTCGTTTGTGACCTGACGGACGTGCTGCGGGAGTTTGTTGATGGTTAGGCAGGGGCGCGCGTTAATCGTCTGACCTTGCACGGCGCCACGGACTGCCAACACATCGGCTGGCCAATGAAATTGGTTGTCTGGACTTCCTGCGTAGAACCGCAGGTCGTCTAACTCATCCTCTCTTGAGTCAGAATAAGCTGACATCGCCATCTTGAAGCGCGTTCGGGCAACGGAGAGGATGTCTTTTTCTTTCATACAAGTCCGATTAAATCGCCATCTTTCATGAGCAGATGACCGTCAAATTCGGTGTCAATAGTACCACTATAGTGTACGCGATCACCGACCGCCACCATTATCGGTCTAATACCACCATTTGGCAAGCGTTTGCCTGTCCCGACCGCGACGACCGTGCCAGTACGCACATCATCTAGCGCCGAGTCGGGCAGGACAAACAAACTATGCTTCACTTGCGGGTCGGGCTTTACAACAATACCATCATGTAGTGGTCGGATCATTTCTTTCCTTTAGCTGCTGCGCGTTTAGTTGCGTACGCTATGGCCACACTTTGTTTTACGGGACGTCCTGATTTTATTTCTGCGCGAACATTAGCGCGGAAGGCGGCGGGTGTGGTTGATTTTTTAAGCGGCATATTATTTCTTCTTAGCTGTTTTAGCTGATTGTTTAAAATCTTTAGCTGTCGGTGCGTTTTTTGAACCCACTTTGTTCATCTTTTCGCCAGAACCCGCTTTAATGCGTTCTTGTTTGGCGTGAATGTTGCTATATAGTCCTGCCTTAGCCATTATGCCCCCATCCAGCTAGTTGCCACGCCTTGTGGCGTATAGTTTCGTCGTTTCGGTTCTTTAGACTCACGATGCGCGACTGGATACGCAAACGTTACACATAATGCGTCGGCAGCGTCCGGTGAGGCTAACCCCCTCGCACGCATATCCTTCTTTGACTCCAAAAATATCGTACCCTTTGAGTCAGGCTTCATTACAGGCGATATTAAATCACTTTTTAACATTCTTTCTGACGGAATACTAGCAGTTTTTAACCAACTTTTCATTTCTCCCCACATTTCCGCGCGTTTGTTGCCGTACATCAGCGGGTTCTTCGCTTTATTACCAAAGTTCACGCCCCGTATCTTGTAGCGCTGCTCCTTTAGCCGATCGACCACGCCCCCGCCCACGCCACCTTCATCAATCACCACCATCGCAGGCTTGTATTCCTCGATGCACTCAATCACATGGCCAACAACGGTCATCGTATCGTCGCCCCTGAAGCGTTTAATCTCCACAATGTCGCGCCCTTGCCTGATGACAATCACCGTCGAGTCCGAGCCAAAGCGCGCAGGGTCAACTCCCACGATAATGGGGGCGGTGTCGTCTTTTACCGGATCACGTTTCATTGCATCATCAACCAAACTAGACGATATGAACTGATCATCACCCTCAGATGGAAAGTCACCGTATACCTCCACCGCAGCTTGTGCAGAATCCGCGCCATACTCATCGATGATCTGCTGATAGACTTGCTTGTCTGTACCCTCGACTGTGCGTGCGTCCACGATCTTAGTATTCCAAAACGCGCGCTTGGAGTGGAAGCACTCAAAGAAGTAGCCCGTGTTGCGCCGTGGGTTAGAGAAGGATAGCCAAAAGCGGTGTGGGGTGTTCTCTGTAAAGAATCCACTCGTCACCGCCCAGATAGCGTCATCAATACCAGACGCCTCATCAAAGATCACCATCACACCATCGTAGTTATGCACACCGGCGTAGGAGTCAGGATTCTCTGCCGACCAGAGTCTGCCCTCAACCGACCAGTAGCGTGTGCCTTTCTTTAAGTCGCGCTCGACAAGCTCTGTCATCCACTTGGCCGGCATCAGCCTGGTGGCACTCACTTCAAACCAGTGAGTGTTTAAAGACATCGCCAACCACTTAGTAATCTCAGCCCAGGTTACCGATCGTAGCTGTGATTCACTGTTTGCTGAGATGATAGTGGTCGAACCGATTCGGGTGGAGAGCATCCAGATGGTAAGCCAGCTGACAAGAGCAGACTTACCAATACCACGCCCCGAAGACGTCGCCATCCTAAAGGTATCAAAGTCAACTTTACCTCCATTTTGTTTGATGTGTACAGTTAAAGCTTGTAATACTTCACGCTGCCATTTGCGTGGTCCTTTGAAGTGCTCCAAGGGCGTACCCTTTTGCCCCCACGGGAAAACAAATAAAACAAATGACAATGGGTCATCTTTGATCGTGGGCGACCAAAGGCGGCTCATTAGAGCCATTTCCTCTTGCGAGTTGTATATGGTTGTTTGCATTAATCTATTTTATAGTGTCAGTGATTATATAGACAGTTGTTTGCATAAAATTAATTGTAATGGGAAATGTGATAAATTAATACCGTTAGTGCCAGAGTGTTAGCGACTTGGTGTACACACATAGTTTTTAGCAAGGTTTACTATATGTGTTTTTGTATTTAACTAAAACCCTGCTTCGTGGGAGACTAACTGACACATCGGAAAGACGATGGTTAATAATGATAAACACTATAAACCTTTGAGGTTTTTTAATTAAAAGGTCAGGGCGAAACCCACAACCGCTACATGGTAAGTTGAAATAATCATTTAGTGTTTATCAATATTAATAAAAAATAAAAATTGGTTGTGAACCCTCCGCTACCGTACACCCCGAGCGCGGGACCTACCCTCCCCCCTCAAATCTTTTTAGCCTTTCCCTTGCCTGAGTTAGACTTAGTCTGGCACTAAGGGATTGTTAGTTATTGGACATCCTACAAGCTAAGACATTGTTAGTGAAGAGACATAGGCAAACGCTATTGCTTTTGCATAACGATAGATATATTTATTGCATATTGTTATTGCATTGTGTGTAATTGTGTTAATATATGTATTCCTAATCTGATTTAATCAAACAAGGTAATTCAAATGACTAAGCAACAATTAAAGCGCGCAGTATCTAACATCAAAATATCCGTTACATCTAAGTTAGACGGCATTCGTTCTTGGTCCCTCCAAGCTTTAGACACTTGCCCCGGTTCTATTGCATCGCCCGGTGAATTAGTGGACGCGTGCAAGGGATGTTATGCCACTACTGGTAATTATAGGTTTGCCAATGTAAAAGCGCCACGCGCGCACAATAAAATTGACTGGCAGCGCCTGAATTGGACGGATGAAATGGTAGCAGCGTTAGACTCTGATCGATACTTTAGATGGTTTGATTCAGGCGATATGTACACTCTTGCACTAGCAGAGAAAATGCTTGAAGTTATGAAACGCACACCTTGGGTTAGTCATTGGTTACCCACGCGTATGCATAAATTCCCCAAGTTTGCTCTAGTATTGCAAGCAATGGCCGCATTACCTAACGTTTCGGTTCGCTTTTCATCCGATAGCGTTACAGGCGAATACACAAAAAAACTACATGGATCCGTAATTATCCCCACGCCAGCTGACGTTAAAAAGGGCATGACATTGTGCGAAGCATACTCACATGGTGGCAAGTGTAATGGTTGTCGTGCGTGCTACGACAAGAAAGTAAAAGTAATCGCATATCCAGCGCACGGGGTTTCTATGCATAAAGTAATTCGTATTTTAAAGGCTGCATAACATGAACGATAAATTACATTCCATACTTGCCGCGGCCTTGATGGCCGTCGCCATCATTCTATTTAATTACATTTAAGGATATCCGGATATGAATAATGAATTGCTCGACCTAATCATTCAGAATGCGGGATTAAAGCTTGGTTGTGAAAAAGCGCTCGCATTACTTGAAGATGGAGACGCGGAACCAAAAGACGCGGATAATGTTATCCGGATATTAAAATCAGTATTGGAGATTTCAGAATGAAAACCTATAAAGTATTAGCCAAAATAACCATCGGCGCCTATGCCCACGTAGTGGCTAACAGTCTAGAAGCAGCACAAGACGCTGTAGAGGACTTAACTTATGCAGAGTACACACTGCTCAAGCCTATTGAGATCGAACCATTTGAGATTGAATTTGAAGGCGAATATGATCCAGACAATTAACTTCCCACGTTTCAACAAGGTGCCAACCATGCTAATCACATTAAACGGAGTACCCCTATTAATCGGTTCCACTGTCACGTTTGTTGACGCTCCAGCCATCATTCAATCAATGAACGAAGTAACAGGCTGGGTTTACATTCAACAACACGGATTAAACTTAAGAGCATACCCACGCGATATAGGTGCAAAATGGTTGTTTTAATTTCAACAGCAATAGTCATCTTAATCATCATTGTGTTTGATGTTTAAACATACCCTTTAAATCGATTTAAACCCGCCTAGAGCGGGTTTTTTTATATACCCCTATACACCATATCAACTATTGATTTAAACTGATAGCAATCTTACTTAATAGATGCGATTATGACAATCGAGCACATTCAAACACCAGTACAGTTACCAGTACAGTCTAGAGAGTTTAAAAAGCTTGAAGTTTTAGACAATAGGGATGACTGGGGAAACTTTCAACCAATTTATGATTGGCCATCTATATGGCCTGTAGTGCTGCGCGAGATTGGTAATGGATCCAGTCTTATCACTGCTATTAAAAAACCTGACTATCCCACATATGACGCGTTTCAACGCCATTTACGATCTCATCCAGAAGTTAAACGTTTATACGATGACGCTATCGAGGCAAGAGCAGATTATCTCGCTGAGTCCCTGATCGATATATCTGAGGAAACACCACCAGAAGGGTTAGATGGTTCTCAATTGAGTGCCTGGATAAACCAAATGAAAATCCGCATCGATACCCGTAAGTGGACGGCCGCAAAGTTAAGACCAAAAACATGGGGAGAGAAAATGGATGTCAACATTACACACACTCAAATATCCATCACACAAGCACTAAGGGAAGCTGAGTCACGTTTAATCGATAACGTATCAGACATTGAAATTAATGATCCTAAAACCTTAGACACACCAAACCCATAAATTCACCCGAAACCACCCTTTTATTAAATCCCACAATTTACTACCAAAACACCCCGCACCAAGATCGTACCAAATACCAGTATCTATAGATACTGGGTATGGTTTGGTACGGTTTTCTTGGCTTTTTGCCCCCAAACCGTACCAGAAGACAAACCATACCATTGGTACGGTTTGGTACGGTTTACCCTCAATTTGCACCCCGCATTAAAAGCATGGATTGCGCCATTAATTGATCATTTACTGCCCACCCGTGACCCTCTGTACTAAGTATATTTGAGTTAATTAACTTAGCTAAAAACCTTGATGACTCACTAGGATTAAGCATTTTTTGAATAGCTGCCTTACTTATTCCCTGCTTATCTAAGTATTCCTTCATGGCTGATCTGGATATAAATGGCTTACCTTTCACGTCCTCAGCGCCACTATCGAACCAAGCATTCTCAAACATTTTGCGATGTTCTTGCAATTTATTGTCTGCCGCGGTGGCCTTAATTGGTGCATCGACTAACTCAAGTACTGCACTTTTTACCGGTTCGTTATCCTCATCAAACCAGCCTGGTATCAATACCCCTTCAATCCTTGCGTAAAGTGACGGTTCCAACTCACCATCTTTTTGTTTACGCTGCACGATCTCCAGTGGCTGCCCGTCCTTGCTTGGGATAATACTTATTTCAATATCCAGAGCACCACGCCAGGCACTGCTACCACGCGCTCGGTGCTGGGCTTCCTCAGATACGCCTGTGTGATGTACTAACAATACTGAACACCCAAACTCACGCATAAGGGCTGCACAGGCGTCTAGCATGGTCTTGGCGTCCTGTGCGCTATTCTCATCGCCAAGTAGGAACCGGTGCAGGGTATCCACAACTATGATCGATGGTGGGTGTGGCAAAGCCCTGATCTGGCTGGCTGCTTTTTGATATCCCTCGGGTGTGTTTAGGTCACAACCTGATTTTGATATCCACATCTTGAGCGATTTAACTTGGCGCTTGTGTTTCCATGCGGCAACACGTCCTTTTAAACCTTGGTGGCCTTCACCGGCGAGATATACCACTGTGCCGGATTTAACCTTATTGCCTGCCCATGTTGCGGTGGCTGAGGCTATCGACAACATCCAGTCCAGTACGGCAAAGGTCTTGCCCCCACCACTTGGACCATGCACCATAATTAATGACTGTTCAGGCAACCACTTTTTGACCAACCAGGCTATTGGCTCGGGCTTATCGCTAAAATGATCTGCACCAATTAACCATTCTTCGACGGTCGGATTCAATAACATAAACAGATCATTTCCTGCCTGCACATAATCGTTTGCATCCCCGAGCATTGGTGGGATTACAACCCTTGCGCCATGCTTTGCACTGGCTTTGGTGGCTTCGTTCAAACCCACGCCAGACACATCATGATCAGCCACAATCACAATATCCTGTGTCGCACCATATTTTGCGCGCATAATGCCAGTCACGTTAGATAGGTTATTGGCACTATATGCCACACATACTGCTTCGTTCGTGGCTTCGTGGATGGTGGCCGCGGTCGCAAACCCCTCTGCTATATAGAGCGTTTGCTTTAACTCACCAATTAACCAGAAACGCGATCCTGTCACACCACCACTATGATACAACTTATTACCATCGCCATCGATATACTGCAAACTGGATAACTCGCCATCCTCGCTGAACAATGGTACAACTAAGCGACCATCACCCGTCACTTTGGCGCCGTGTGCGCTGATACCCTTACGTTTTAAGTATGGATGATCAGGACTGGCAAGGGTGCATTGTGGCCAGATCAACTCTACCGTTTCAGCTGCTACTTCTTGCTTGCGCTCAAGTTCCGCATCACGCAACTTTTTAGCTTCAGCAATCTGAGATAGCAATTTCATCTCTTGTGCTGGTGTGTATTTGATTCCTGTTTCAGCACGTCGATGAACAGTAAATCCCGCCTTCCAACACCCAAAAACAAGCACTGGAATCGGTGCCTCATACCCAACATACCAACCAGGCTTTTTACGCTTATCATCATCACTCGCAAAGCGATGTATTTTGCCATCTAAAACAATATCTCTCGGTGCGTGCAATCCCGCTTCAATGATGGCATCAATAAACTGCACTTCAGGTGCAGCAAAGGTCTTTTCTGGTGCTGGCGACCAGTTCTCGCCTAGTATGGATGATAGGTTTGTCATTGTTAATCCTGAATTTTTTGACGCATTGATTCCCACTCAACATAAGTAGAACCTTTGTGATGATAAATCGAAAGTTCTGGATCACCGGAACAGCATTCACACCAAAATTGAATTAACAACCCATCGCTATATTTAGACGGATTATTTTTTTTATACTCATCTTCAATAGAAATTTCATTTATTTTTTTCTTTATTGAACCAAAAAATACACTCATTGATTCTTGATGTAAATTACCGCTATTACAAGACGGGCAACGCAATACATTACCGTCCATAATTGATATTTGTTTCATTTCATCACCTCTTTATCTGCTCTAAGGCAGCCATCGCTTTTAACTTCAATCTCATACTGCCTACCAAGTGGTGGGTACTCCCCCCACTGATATATCGTCTGAGGCCACGTCTTTAATTCATCTGCAAGGCGTTTTACACCGCCCCAATGATCTATTGCTTCCTGTGTTTTCATCATATCACCTATTAAATTGAAAATAACAGTTGACAGTATATATTTAATTATGATCTAATACAACTAATCGCTAAACGGATTCCCCAACAAGCGATAACTAAGGAGCCACAAATGGCTATCAATCTACGCAGTACCAAAGGCATACACGCTAATGGCGTGAAGTTACTTGTATACGCAAACGCAGGCGCTGGCAAGACCTCGCTCATTCCTACATTGCCTAACCCTGTTGTGTTTTCAGCTGAAGGTGGTTTGTTATCCATCGCTGACGCTGACGTGCCATATGTCGAGGTGTCATCTTACGATACTTTGATGGAAGCTTATCGTTGGGTAACAGAATCAGACGAAGCCAAGCACTTTGAATCAATTGCTCTGGACTCAATCAGCGAGATTGCTGAGGTAGTGCTTAACCATGAGAAGAAGCATGCTAAGGATCCTCGACAAGCGTATGGCAGTATGCAAGAACAGATGTCAGATATCATCCGTGCTTTTCGTGACATCCCCAGCAAACACGTCTACTTTACAGCCAAGTGCGAGAAAACTGCTGATGAAACTGGCCGTATCTTATACGCACCAAGTATGCCTGGTAACAAGACGGGTCAGCAGTTGCCGTACTTCTTTGACGAAGTCTTGGCACTTCGCGTTGAGAAAGACCAAGAGGGTAACGCGCAGCGTGCTTTGATGTGTGATTCGGATGGCATCTGGCAAGCTAAAGATAGGTCTGGCAAGCTTGACACTTGGGAAGCACCAGACCTTGGTGCAATCATTCGTAAGATCGGGGGTTGATATGTTTGACGCTAACAAAGACTACTCATATTCGTCTGGCCGCGGCTTGACCATTCATAAGAATATTAGCTTGTATCAACAATGGCTTGACGCCAAAGAAGCAGAGAAAACAGCAGTCGAATGGCGCCGTGGCTTAGAAGACCAGATGGTCAAAGAGTTTTTTGTGCCTAAGACGTTAGATGGCACGAAGACCTTTGAGCAAGACGGTTTTACTGTAAAGATTGTCGGACGCCTTGACCGTAAGGTTAACGCTGATAAGTTGCAAGACCTTGCAGCCGAATATGGTTTGACAGATCAATTGTCTACCCTGTTTCGTTGGAAGCCAGAAGTTAATGTAACGGCATGGAAGTCTGCTGATGCATTAATTGTTAATACTTTGCAAGACGCGATTACGACCACGAACGGTCGCCCATCTTTCACAATCACTAAGGAATAAATATCATGGCACAACTTCTTGAAACTTTCAGCGTTGACTCGCTCCCAAAACCCACTACCGGCAACTTTGAGCCACTGCCTGCCGGTTGGTACACAGTCGTTGTAAATGGTGCTGAGATTAAGAACACCAAAGCAGGTAACGGTCAGTACATTGCCGTGCGCTATGACGTGACAGGACCGACTCACCAGGGGCGTGTGGTGTTCGGTAACTTGAACATTAAGAACCCAAACCCTAAAGCTGAAGAAATTGGCCGCCAGCAATTGGGTGAATTGATGCGTGCGATTGGACTTAGCGCATTGCAAGATACTGATCAATTGATCGGTGGTCAGTTAAGCATCAAACTTGATGTGCGTGAATCTGAGCAGTATGGTGCATCGAACGATGTGAAAGGCTTTAAGAGTAACAGTACAGTGCCACAAACAGCAGGCATTCCAGCTGCTGCGAGTACTAAAGCTGCACCACCATGGATAAAGAAGTAAGTATTTTTTATAGGGTGTGAGTTCAATTCACACCCTTAATTTAAGGATAAACAAATGAAAACCACAACAAAGGTAAATGACGTGAGCCAACACCCAAAAAGTATGCAGAAAGTTTTTAACTTAAATGGAATTATTCACTTGCCACATTACAAGAATGAAGGAATGTTTGTTGCACCTGGTGATGGCGTGGGTAAGTCTGAAAGTTATTTAATTGAGCGAGGCGCTGTAGAACAAGAAATGTT